TTATCCGACACTTGCCACTTTTTTAGAAGGCTCTTCAGACAACTCTTGTACGAGTTTTGCTGTTAGCCTATCAATTGTTTTTTGCTGACTATCTATAGTCTTTTGTTGTGTGGAAATTACTGAGTAGAGTTTTTTCTTATCTGTATCAATCTCACTTTTTTCTCCCATAACAAGCCAATTAGCATCAACCCATTCGAAGCTCTCTATAATCTTCACGATGAGTTCATAACTTGGTTTATTCCTGTCTTTGGCGATACTTCTGATAGTTTGATCGCCAATGTCTATTTTTCTTGCAAAAGAGCTGATAGTATGTCCCTCTTTTTCAATAATATAGCGAACTCGATCGTTTATAGTTTCTTTTTCCATGAGCCCTGCTTTAAAATTTAAATTCATTTAAATGAGTGAAATAATCACTCAAATGTTTGCGTATTCCAAAAATATGTTGCATCTTTGCGCTACGTAATAATTTATGCGCTACGAAAATAGTAAAAAATATTTGAAGTAGCAATAAAACTTAAAAAAACATCAAATATGGAATTTAAAGATTATGTAAATTCTTTGCCAAATGAAAGAGAACAAACCATTATGGATTTGGCGAAGATTTGTCGAGTTTCAAATTCGACAGTGTACAGATGGTTACGAGGCGACTTTATGCCAGACCCTCTGAAAAGAAAGGTCATTGCGGATTATTTGCGAAAATCCGAAAAAGAACTCTTCCCCAATGTGTGATGAGTGTAGGAACTGTAAGTTCCACCGTAATTGTATTAATGGGCTGTATTGCTTGAAACTCAAAGAGTATGTACAATACAGCAATATAAAAAAATGTCAATCTAAGAAGAAACTATGACAGTAAAAGAATTTGAAGAAGCTATAGATGCTCTTGGTAGTGATATTGTAATTGACGAGATGAAGTTAAGACATTCATACGTCAGGCAGGTAAACGGACATAAAGGCGACCTACATATTGTATGGGACGAATATGGTCGAGCTTATTCTTATAAAAAAGAATATGAGAAAGACATTTTCCTTACACAAAAAGAAGATGGAAAATTCCACAGTGTTATTGGTATACCTCTCAAGAGAGATATGAAATTTGACCTTAATATCAAGCAACTATGACCAGTATAAGAAGAGTAAGGAAAGCCTTTAAGCGAAAGTATGGCATTAAGACTTTCACCTATCGTGTTTATTACAAAAATAACCAAAACCGTCCATTCAATATTTCTCCAATACTTCGAAAGAAGCTAAGAAGAGTATTTACTGAAAAAATGAGAATTAGTTTAAAAAGACCATGTACATCGACAAAGACAGTTGGGGTAAATACTCCATCAATGATTTAACCGAAAGGGATTTATTCCTACTAAGAGAGTCTCTCAGGGTATATGCACAATTAAATTTGGGTCGTATACATCCTGCGGACAACGTTGCGATATTAAGTTTTGACCACCAATTCAATAGCATCACACGACATGGGAAAGAAGGGCAACAGAAGATGGAACTCCCAAGACGATGAGTTTGTAAGGCAAAACCTTGGAAAAATGTCGTTTGAAGATATGGGGAAACACTTGGAGCGTAGTCCTATGTCTGTCAGACTTTACGTATTGCGCCGTAAATTGACAACAGGTCAGTTGGTAAAGCGAAATTTATTGATAGCACTGCTTAAGATAAAATTTCGCCATCCCGAGGACTTTACCCCTACAAGACTCTTTTACAACGAGACAGGTATTGGGCAACGTCGATACTGGGATTTATATTTTGGACGAAAGCCTATTACAGGCAAGGAATATGCATCCGTAGCAGAATATCTGGGTGTATCCATAACGGAAAGTATCGAAAGCCGACAGCTTGAGTTGTTTACAGAAGAAGATTTGAAAAAATGATAGATAAGAATTTCATAGATAAAGTAAAATCTGCGCTAAATATAGTAGATGTTATTGAATCTTTTACACATTTACATAAAGCAGGTGTGAACTATAAAGGTGTATGCCCATTTCATGACGACCATACTCCCTCTATGATGGTTAGCCCGTCAAGGCAGACCTATCATTGTTTTGTTTGTGGAGCGAGCGGAGATGTCATAGCCTTTATTCAGCACCACCTGAATATGGACTTTGTGTCAGCTCTTCGTTGGTGTGCTACTCAAGCCGGATTAGAGTTCCCCGAAAAGGAAATGAATCCGGAAGAAGAAATGCGCTACAAGCAGAAGGCAGCACAGCAAATTGCAATAGAAGCTGCAGCAAAATTCTTTCAGAAGAATTTGCAACAGGCGGAGAGTTTCCTTGATACACGCGGATACCATATTTCTGACAAGTCTTTAACCGATTTTGGTGTCGGGTATGCACCTATGGGGAATGTGGCGATGTCAGAACTCACCAAAGCTGGCTATTCCCTGCAGATGTTGCAAGATGTAGATGTAGTGGGCAATAATGAAGGGCGCACCTATGACAGGTTTAGAGACAGGTTGATGTTCCCATTCTATGATATGCAGGGGCATGTCATAGGATTTTCGGGGAGGATCATCACACCTAAAGATGGCGTCGGGAAATACGTAAACACCAGCGAGACTCCTTTATTTACAAAAGGTAAGCATATCTTCGGACTATACCAAGCTCGACAGTCCATCGGAAAACAAGGATTTGTTTATCTTGTGGAGGGACAGTTCGATGTGATGTCCCTGCACAAGGTAGGTGTAGAAAATGTTATCGGTGGCAGTGGTACCGCATTCACCGATGAGCAGGTAAAACTGCTGCTACGCTTTACAGATTACATCGTAATGGTCTATGATGCAGATGCAGCAGGAGTGAAAGCATCGCTGAAGAACTGCGAACTTCTATTGAAAGCCGGAGCAAAGGTGAAGTGTATCCGTCTTCCGAAAGGAACAGACCCCGACGAATTTGCGAAAGAGAATGGTGCTGGGACCAAAGTAAAGCTGCACGGGTTGACGGAATCGTTTCCAACAGCCTTTAAGAAGATGATAATACCGCACGGCTGCAAGGACGAAACAATCATCAGCAACGGGTTGAATACAATATGTTCACTCATTGCTTGTGTTCAGGATGCAGCTCTTCGTCTTGAGTATATGAAATCTGTTACCAAGGAGTTCAAAACTAAATTCAACATCATCGAGGAAAGTGTACGAAATCTCCGCCTGAAGATAAAAGAAACACTGCCTAAATCAAAAATGCAAGCAGGACTTTTCGGTATAGATTCATTGAAAGAAAACATAAAGAAAGACAGCCCTGCTATTCTGACATCGGTGATGCAGGACTTCCTCGACCAATATGGAGAAGAACCTATCGTATATGTGGCAGGTCGTCCACTGAACAATGACATTCAGGAGCTCCGCCGGGTGTATTGTTACTTTATTACTTCGGAGACAGGTTGCAGTATCAATGCAGATGGTGAGGAGAGTGATTACCTACACACGTTGGCAGAGATGTTTCGCTCTGGCATCAACATACAAATCACTCATAATGATGCTACAGGTTCATTTGTAGATTATTATATTGCGCTGCATGCACCTTTCCTAAGAGAATATTTGGGCGATAAAGCCCCTCTTATAAAAAGATGCATCGAGCTCACTTCTTATGTGGAAGAGAGCATTGTTACTATAAAGCGGAAAGACTACTGTTCTGCCCTGCAGCTCAGTAAGGGTGATTTCGACGAAATCCGAAAGCCGTTTGTCCAAAAGCGTAAATCAACGCTAAAAGTAAACCAACTGAACGATAACCTTGCAGATGAAGAATTTGATGTAAACGAACCTCCCGATTACGTTAAAGAGAATGAGGAGTACCGTAAGATGTGGCGAGAATGTAACTATTACCCTCGCCTTAATAAAAAGAGTGAACCTGTATGCTATATGTTCCGAAATAAGAACGGCAACGGCATGACACAGGTAGCCGACTTCTTTATGACACCATTGCTGCACATTTTCTCTGATGATTTTGAGCAGAATAAACGCGTTCTGCGTATCAACCGCCGCTACTACGACACACCCATTTACATAGAGATACCCTCAAAGGCAATGCTGAAGATGTCATCGATAGAGGAGGTGCTTATCAACTATGAAGCCGTAAACTTCAACGGTGAAGAATGGCAATGGAAAGCCATCAAGACATATATGAGTAGGCATTTCGTAATGTGTTCGGAAGTTAAAACTTATGGGAACCAACAGAGCGAGGGTATGAGCAGAAAGACCGATGAACAATTCTTTTCCTTTGCGAATGGCATATTCCACAATGTCGATGACCAATGGAGATTTGACCCAGTCAATGAACTGGGTGTCGTTACTCACAATAAGAAGAACTACTACCTGCCTGCTTTCTCTACAATTTACGCAGGCAGCGGAAAACAATCAGACAAATACGAACTCATAAGCCAGCTGGTATATAAAGAAGTGCCTGCAGACAAAAGGGTGTCATTTGAGAAATGGGCTTCCTTAATGGATCAGGTGTATAAAATCAATGATAATGGAAAATGGGCTATCATATTTGCCATTATGTGTGCCTTCCGAAGCAACATACACTGTATAGACCGTTTGTTCACTGCTCCGTTTTTCATGGGTCCGATGTCATCGGGTAAAACACAGATAGCAATCTCAATTCGTTCTTTGTTCATATCACCCAACATTCCGATTTTCAACCTGAATACGGGTACAGATGCAGCGATGTCCACTATTATGGGAACGTTTAAGGACGTGCCTGTTGTACTCGATGAGTACAATAACAAGGACATCAGCGATACGAAATTTCAAGCTTTGAAAGGTATCGTTTACGACGGCGATGGTAAGCAGAAGAGAAGAGGTACATCAGGAAGGGAAATCGAAAACGACAAAGTATTCGCCCCCGTCATTATATGTGGGCAGGAAACGCCACAGCGCGATGACAATGCTCTGATGAGCCGTGTCATCGTATGTGAAGTTCCGAAACCTCGCAACAGAACTCCAGAGGAAGTGCGAATATTTGAGGAACTCAAAAACATAGAAGACCCCAACAAAGTAGGATTATCAAATGTCCTCCTGCAGATATTGGAGCTACGACCTATGTTTATGGACCACTTCCGACAATTAAAGCAGGAAGCGTACAATGAGTTGAAACAAGATGTTATCAACTCAGGCGAAATGGATCGTCTGATGAAGACTGCTTCCTTATTCTTGGGAACTGTAAAGCTCATCGAGCAATATTCCAACCTGCAGCTTCCTTTTTCTTATGCCGACTTTTTTAAGATAGCACAGGAAAAGATAAAGTTCCAACTCTCACTTATTCGCAGCACTGATAAGCTGGCTATGTTCTTTACAGCTGTAAACAACATGATAGATACCAAGCAGGTTGTTGAAGGTCGCGAGTTCCTCATTGAGCAACCGAAGAATGTTACAGGTAAAGACTCTCGTGGAGATAAACATACCTTCACCTTCGAACCAGGTACCAACGTTCTATTCTTACGCTTGAGTGCCATTTTCGCCATCTTCGACCGTGGAGGATACAATACAGAAGGAAGCACACTCTCCACACTGGAGCAGAATCTACGAAGCCACCCCTCTTATATTGGCACTGTTCCTTCGCGCCGCTTTACATGGGAAGAAACCATTGAGGTTCCAAGAAACGATGATCAGGAAACAGTTGTCAAAGTACGCAAACCAAGAAGTACTTCTACCAGCGCAATTATCATCGACTACGATAAGTTTATGGAATTGTATAACATCGACTTCCGTAGAACATTTACCGAAGAAGCTGCTCCTGCAAAGGAACAGGAAACGCCTCCTGCAGCTCCAATCACACCTACAGAACAGGCTTTCCCTTTCCCTCCGATGAAAGATAGGGATGAGCCATTTTAGAACATGAAGATAATAACAATATATAAATTAAACAACAATGAAGCGTGAAATTTTATTTAGAGGAAAAAGAGTAGACAATGGCGAGTGGGTCTATGGCAGAGGATTACAGCAATGTAAAGATGAACTTGGCAACGAGATAGTAGCCATATTCACAGATGTTGTAAAATCTGAAAAGTATATAAAGAAAGAGGGTAGGTACACTCTTTATTATGCACCCGTGAAAGCTGAAACGCTCGGGCAGTACACTGGACTGAAAGATAAGAACGGCAGGGATATTTACGAGGAAGATATGGTTATTATTGGAGAGAAACTAAAAACAAAGGTAGTATATTATGATGGTGCTTTTAGAATGCAGTCAGAGTTTAGCCCTACACCAACAGATACAACCGATATGGGATATATGATGCGCGAGTTCAGTGTTCGCGTTATCGGAAATATACACGATAACCCCGAGCTACTGAAAGGAGGCAGCAATGAAACGTAGGTGTATAAAGTGTGTACACGGTTACAACATAACCCTTAACAGTATCCGTATTAATATTCAGTGTTGCAACTTTGGATTGAAATATGATGCTGTTCCTGTTGGCGAATTCTGTCCTATGGATGGAAGGAAACTACAGAATTTGAGAAAAGGATGCAAGAAACGAAGAAGATAATCCCTAAACACTGCACGATGCCCATCTATCATTGCACGGACGGCATAGATACGGTAGAGTGTTTCTCATTCCTTAATGAAAGATTTGAGGAGTGTCCAAATATTAATTGTGAATGTTATAAAAAATAAGCGTATGAAGAAAATAATGTTTAGTGATGCTTTCTGCCTCACGCTGGCGGTGCTGAACGGGAAAAAGACGATGACAAGGCGAGTGCTAAGAGATAACGTGCCGCTTGGTAATTGGGAGGAAACGGCAAAGCACCTGCCTTATAAGGTTGGCGAAGTTGTTGCGATAGCGCAAAGCTACAAAGAAGTTTACCCTAATGCTGACTTTGAAATGGTTGGTGATGGTTTTATGACAGAAAGCGCAGGCTGGACAAATAAAATGTTCGTTAGAGCCAACTTAATGAAACGCCACATCAGAATTACAGATGTTAAGGTGGAACGCTTGCGGGATATTTCAGAAGAAGATTGCCTTAAGGAAGGTATAATATTTATTGAATCAGCATCAATTATGGGAGAAGATGCTTACTTTTTCGCTGTCAAACGTAAAGTGGGACAGATGTATGACAATATTCTTAAATTTTTCTCTTCTCCTCAAAGAGCCTACGCAGATTTAATTGATGAAATCAGTGGCAGGGGTACGTGGAAACGTAATCCATGGGTGGTAGTTTATACTTTTGAAAGAGTAGATTAACATGAAGGATAAAGCAACCATTCTTGACGCCTGCTGTGGTGGCAAGATGTTCTATTTCGACAAGAATGATGACCGTGTCTTATTTCAAGATATAAGAAGTCTTGAAACTACGCTATGCGATGGAAGGCATTTTGAGATAAAGCCCGATATTCAAGCGGACTTCACGAACATGCCATATCCTGACGAGAGTTTCTCTATGGTGGTATTCGACCCTCCGCACCTGAAATACACAGGGAGTTCTAAAGAGTTGAAGGGTTGGCAAATGACAAAGTACGGACTTTTAGGCTGCGATTGGAAGGAAATCCTATCAGCTGGATTCAAAGAGTGTTTTCGTGTCCTCAAACGAGATGGATTCCTCATCTTTAAATGGAATGAGACAGACATAAAAGTTTCTGAGGTACTAAACCTCACACCAGCTAAGCCAATTTTTGGACATATATCAGGAAAGCGTGCCAATACACACTGGATATGTTTTATAAAAGGAGGTGGTTATAATCAAATTGGGTGA